CCTTTAGGCATGAAAGGATAATCAGAGTTGGATCCCCAATATGAATAAGCTACTTTGACCGGCTTGTTGTCTTCTTTGGCTTTCTTTATTTCTGCCTCGCTCGGGGCGTTGTACTTCCAACCTATACCTTCTTCATGAAGAATTTTCATGGTACAAGAAAAAGCAATAGTTTTTGGTATCAATGGATCAACGCCATTTTTATCCGGCATCGGATCCCAAAACCCATCATCTATCACTGGCGCAAAATCAAAGCCGCCTATGGCCGCCAATAAACCTTGGCCATCGCCCCGTTTTATAAAATTCTTAAATTTAACTCTCACAAGAGGAGGTTTAGAAATCGTTGATGCAGAGCCTTGATCTTCATAAGTGGGATAACAATAGCGCATTAATTTCGCGGCTCTTTTCAGGGCCGTGAGTCCTTCTTCCCGAGAGGCACTGGGACACACCCACGATACAGTAATAGTTCGTACAGTATTTTGAAAGGTCACAATAGGATCATTCCGGCCATATACCTGTTCCTCGTTCCATGCCACTGCGTAACTATCTTTATAGTCAGTTATAAAGGCCTTGAATCGTGTCCTGGACTGGCCGGTTGAGCCGCCGAAAACGTAATAAAAAGTTATATAATTGCTCCTGAACTCAGCATACGCGTCAGATGGATCTGAAAAAGTAATCCCGTCTCTGGGCTCGAAATTCGGGTCGAAAACTTTACTGGGCATTTTTTATAACTCCTTTTTTAATTAATCTGTTTTCATGTGTTTCATGTGATCACCAACAACTTGGATGACCTGTTTGTCGACTTCTCGACCTTTGAAATTTAAAGATATGTGAAATTCTTTAACTCCGGAGGATGTGCCTGAAGCTCCACCCCCGAGAGCAGCGCTGCTAGCCTCACCCCCACCCGAGGCGGTGCTGGCCGTTTTTGCTATCTTATCAATAGCAGCAGTGGCTGCGAATAGTTTAGATAAAGCCCTAATTTTATGGGTGGGGACTCTCTCCATTTGATCAACTATTTTTTCCATAGCAACCGCAATAGCTTCCAGGCCGTCGGCGGGCTGTTTAGCCAATTCGGCTATACTTCTATTTAAATCAGCCTGAGCTTCTGTAAATTTCGCCTTAGCTTCTAATTTTTTTACCATTTTACCCGTAGAATTTGATAAGCCCAACATCGCTGGGATGGCAGCTAGGCCTGCTATGGCGAACCCGGCGAGAGAGAGGGCCATCATCTGGAGCCATGCTGGCATCCCCCAAATGGCAGGATCAGCGGTAAAAGCAGCGGATAGGGAAACAAAGGCCTCCGAGATGGAACTAAGACCCTTTCCGAGGAGTTCTACGCCTTTGCCTGCCATCATGGCGGCGAGGCCGAGGGCTACAATTACTCCGACTGCCGCCCAAACTAAAACAGCTTGTGGGCCACCGGCGGCCATGGCCCCTACAGCCATGAGCGTTCCCGCGACCGTTAACCCGAATAATGCAATAGCAGCTGCGGCGCCCACAATTTGTTCTCCATGTAATTGAGCAAATGCAGCAGCTAATTGAGCGACACCATAAGCAGCCAAGCCAATTCCGGCGCCAATCATAAGTATCGCAGCGCCAAATGACAGTAGACTCTTGCCGCTCATTTTTCCAGATTCGCCCATCGATTTCTGAGCTTCCTCTTGCTTTTTTGTAGCCTTGGTTAAACCCCCCATTACAAATGCTTGCACAGTCGTGGCTGCCGACCATGCTTTCTTAATACTGATCCAGCCGAGAGTAAGTTTTTTAAGAGCAGAATATATAAGAAGACCCGCGCCTAATGTGCCAATGAATTTACCAAATGCGTTTTCCCCCATGCCCCAAGATTTACCCAGCTCATTCATCTTCTGAATTCCGTTTTGGAGCATCTGAAGGAATGATTTAAGGGGCTGCAAAACAGCATAAAGGTCAACCGCAAAGGCGCGCATAAATTGACTCATTTCCTCCGCGAGAGTATTAAAATTCTTTTGATCTTCAGCTAGTTTTTCTAATTCTGCTTTGCTCTTGTGGGTGCTTCCCGCCACTCCATCAAACTCATTGGCCATAGTTTTAGCCAATTGTTCTACATCCTTAAATCCGGCGGCGGCTGCCACAGACTTTTTCTCATAATAAGTCATATCTTCGAAGCTTTTGCCTGCTCTGTTTAGAGCGCTACTTAACATCTGCATTCTTTTCGTGGGATCGGTCTCCATCACCATATCCATAGAATTTAAATATGGGCCTCCTAAAATTGCATTCAATTGTCCTACAGATTCGGCGGCGCCTTCGAAAGTATCAAATTTGCCGGTTATATCCAGAAGTTCGCTTACTTCCATGCCAGCCCTACGGGCGTTTACTGCTAAATCTTTGAATACTTTTCCGGCTTGTTTCCCAAATTCAGCCATTTTCGGACCAGCAGCCTTAAATTGCTCTGCCATTTCTGAAGCGGGCATGCCGATTTCTTTGGCTAACGTAAACAGTTCTCTTTGATACTTGGCACTCTGTTTTGCTCCTATCCCCAAAGATTTTGTCATAAATTGAATATTAGCGGCGGTGGTTCCGCCAGCTACTCCCATCTGGTCTAGGAGAGCCGTAGTTTGTGAGATGCTCTCTCGTTCTGTCTTGGTCATGACATTGAGATCAGTCACATTTTTAACCAAATCTTCATAGGTAGCAGCAGCATCCGCGATTGATACTCCATGGTCAAACATATCAGCATTCAAAGATCTTATCTCGGCGCCGTAACGATCAAGTTGACCCGTGGCCTTATTAAACCCCACCATGGATTTCTCGGTGTCCCATAGTAATTTTAAGCTCGCCTGAGCTACCGCATTGAGCAGGTTGCCCCCAATATCGGCAGCGTTGGCCATTTCCTTCATGCCTTCGGCAAACCCCTTAAGGCCCCCTGTTCCTTTTATGAGGGCAACGTGCTGGCCGATGAGGGTCTCTTCAAATTTCTTACCCATACCAACCATACCAGCTAGGGTTTTAGCTGCCTTTTTCCCCTCTTCAGAGAAATCTCGATTGGCCTTAGCAAAATCGTTCATCTCGTTCTTGAGGCTCGATAAAACTGCTTCCTCTTCAGAATAGCTTTTACCTAATAATTTATTGGCCCGGATTTGTTTTTCCGTGGCCTCCATTATTAATTTTCTAAATTCTAAATCAGACTCTTGCGCTTCAGCTAATTCTAAAAGATATTCAGCTTCTTCTTGCGCAGCTTTCCCGGCTTTTTGTCGTCGTTCTGCTGCTGTTCCTTTAGTGTCGTCTCCCATTCATTAAAATTCCTATTTAAAAGGCCACTTTATTCCGGTGACCTTTTCGAAAGCTTTCACAGCTGTATCAAGTTTGGATTTTTGTTGATAGGTTTGGGGATCATTAAGACCATGTTTTTTAGCGATTTCAATATATTTCTTTTCGTTTCCTATAGCCTTCGCAAACGCGGCAATATCTTCCTTCTTTCCTTTGATATTAATATTACCATAATTACCATAAAGAGGCATTCCCAAGAGGCCCTTCAAAATAACACTAATCCAAGTACCAAACATATGCAAGAAATTTTCATTAAGCTGATCATTATGTTTCAACTCTTCGAGGTCAATTTCTACACCAATAATTTGGTCTTCATGTAATTTCTCCATAACTGCTCCTCCGACAATTATAAATAGTCGTCAATTAAAAATGAAACCGGTAAACAAAATATTTCGCTTACCGGTTCCGGGGTGGTGAGGGCATTCTGCCCGATGAGGATGATGTAGATCCTGAACTGGATTTTTCTATTTGATCCTGCTCTTTTTCAAGCTGTTTCGCTAGTCTATTTAAAAACCAACGACGAATTAAAACAGGTAAGTTATATGCTTCCGTAAAAGACCACCCACCATAATATTTTAATAAGAAAAATTCTTCATAAACATTCTCAATATATTCATCGCTCAGGCCAAAAGAAGGCCGTCGTAAACGGCACCTCCATTCGATCAGTTTCGAAGTCGCAAGCGTCACATAGGAAAGTTTGACTTAGATCGACGTTGGGAGCCGCACTCTCATACGCTTGCCTTATATATCTTGAATCTCGGGCTGGTAATGCTTCAACAAAAGAGTGGATTACTTCCCCGTCTTCCATGTCGTTAACAGCAACAATCATTAATTTAAGTTGGTCAGTTAAGTTAGATTCGGGAAGTTTCTTTTTTCTTTTATTTTCTATTAATTTTAAAAGATATTTTTCATCCTTAGATTTTAAAAGTCTAAGTTTAACATCAACTTTAGTTACAGGAGTGGTTATCACAAAAGTATCCCCATCCATATTTATGGCAAATTTACTTCCGTTAGGTGTTAATTTTTTTGGCGATATTGCTCCCAAATCAAAACTGTGATCATTGGAGGAACCACACGAGGGACAACTTACTTGACACTCATAATCTTCTCCGTATCCGGTGATCCGGGCGCCTACAAGGAGAGCATTTTTATCTCCCACGTAAAGCTCATCCATCCTAATGTTTTTGTCTATGATGACGTTTTGAAGAAAACGATCGATGGCGATTCCCCTTTTGAGCAAAGATTTAGATGTGAGAATATCTTCGTCCTTAGCCGTCATATACCGGATCTCTATAAAAGCCTCATTATGGAGCGGGTGATCCTCTGGATAAAAAATTCCCTTACTGGGTAATTCTACAAACTCCGTTGGCGTTGAAAAAGATAGACCAAGCCCCTTGTCCATAATGGGAGGATCTTCTCCTTTCGTTCGTGGGGATCCAACTTGGGGAGTTCCCAGTCGATCCTTATTATTTCTTGCCAAATTTCACCTCGCAACAATTGTGCATATATTTATCAAATTAAGGGCGTTCTAAGGAGAACTTTTCGTGCCCCTCTCCCAAAAAATCGCCGCGTCCACGTCTTTTCCAGCCGGATCTTTCGCGCCGGTTCTGGATGATTCGACACCAGAAGTGATGGACGCCCAATCATATTTCAGGGTCATCGTAATCGTGGTCAGTTCGTCACCAGAATAATCTAGTTCACCAAATTCTACACCAGCAATCCAAGCATTTTCTAATCGCCATGATTCTACCATCTTCCCCGATGCATCAATTTGTTCAATAACGACACTATTCAGAGCAGCGACAGCATTTTTCTTGGAAATGGTTGTTACATCTGTAACCGAGCTGGGGGGCTGATATCCACCAGCGCGCACCATAGCTACCGTATTAATAGCTGCGTCGGGGGATACTGGATCCACTAACTCAACTGTAACATCAGCCCAAGTAACTCGACCTGGGTAGTAAAAAGTATGATTCAAGAATTTATGTTCAATGGGATTAATTGTGAAAGAAGGCTTTTTAACCTTTTTTGCATACCAAGTGGCCCCATTAGGCATACGGCCTAAGCTTACCAAAAATCTATATTGTCTCTTCGGATCTTGTAAAGTTGCGTCGGTCCAAAAACCCATTTAATTAATTCTCCTATTCTGCTATTAACTAGTTGAGATTAATAATTTAACCTCTTTTAAAATTATAATTAATCTTCGAAAGATGCCCCGGTTCGAGTGATAACAAAATCAATTGCGATAAATTCGATGGCCCGGGCTGGTTTCAGGAAGATTTTCGCGTACATGATATTTTGATCAACCAGGTCTGGGGTGGTGGTGGTCTCGTCAAGCAGGACCTTGAATTCTGTAAGTCCCAATCGAGACTGGACACTCCCCAACAATGGATTGACTTCACCGAGGAAGCGATTCCATGTGGTTTTTACATTTTGGTCAAAAAGAATCGTTGCCGCAATTCGCGAAACCTGCTTCTTAATGAAGATCAAGAGGCGTCGAACGTTAATTCTATCAAGTGCCGATTGTGTCACCTGAAGAGTTTTCTGGCCAAAGACCACGATTCCTTCACTTGGGAAAGAAGCGATTGGATTAATGTTTGCCTCATAAAGCTTGTCCCTGTCCTTGGAGACAACTCGGGTGGAAACTCCTAAGACTGGAATTCCAGCCGAACCTTCAGTCAACCCGCCGCGATTGAAACCAGCGGGAGCAAACCAAACTTCGGATTTTGCTTGCGATGAAGCAAATGTTCCTAGTACAACCACAGAGGGAGGTACCCATAAAATATTTCCACGAATAGTGTCTTTAACTTGGACCCAAGGATAATAAGCGCAGCCGTAAGAACTGTTAATTCCGCGAGCTTCTAAATTATCGATAGCCAACGTAACATCTGTTTTAACGCGGCCGCTTAAGGGCTCGGTAGAATCCGTGAATGGGACAAATTCTTCTGGTAAGTCAATAATAGCCAGCGTATCTGCCCGATCTTCTGCAACATCTAAAAGACGTTGGGTTAGAGAGTTCACCGTAATACCCGGCATCGTAACCAAATTGCATTCTACATATTCAGGATCCGCGATGGTATCAATGGCACGTCGGACGGAGTTAAAGGCGTAGTTGTTAACTGCCGTTTGGCCATTCATAAATTTATTTCGGAAGGGTTCAGCTTCAATAATGTTAAGGCCGTCGTGACCTCCGAAGAAGGGCGATGAAAATCTATCATAACCTTTCTTAAGAAGACCCTTATATCCCCCAGCGCCACTCTGGGCTGTGTAAGAACGTTCAAGCTGCCGGGATCCGGATTCATAAAAGACATCTGTGTCTGAGGTTCCGGTAATAATAATATCATCCATGGAGAATTCCCACTGATATTCATTATAAGTTGTATTTCCAACACCGGTTAAGGTATCAAAAGTCGCAAGACCTTCAGGCATCGCCCACAGATAATCACAAGCTCCCCTATCAAATCGCGCAGTCGTTTCATCTCGCGTGCTTTGGTATCCAAAATACGCGTCCTTTTGATTGCCGATTCCTCCATCGGAGGCCGACAGACGGAGGACCGTCCGTGGGAAAGATACAGAAGCAGTAAAACCGGTGCTGCAGATAATAAAGTCGGTGCCGTAGGTTCCAGCGGTCGGCAAATATGGGATTTCTGCGGTTCCATTGGCCCGGGCATTGATGAAAGAATCCGTCGGTGGAGATACCGAAGCGCTTGGTAAAGTTATGCTCTTAAAACGTGGTGGTCCCATCACACCGAAAGGAAGAAGAACCGGGTCCATAAGACCTTCAGCAAGATCCTCATTCATTTCCATGCGAATATATTTGGAACGATTATCGAATGTTCCAAATTCTCGGGTGATTTGATCTGCGTAACTATATTCGGTATATTTGTCGCCCACCTTAGTCCCTACATAATTTTCTGAATTGGGATTAAGGTTGACATTGGAAAATCGTTCCACAACACGGACAACATTATCTGTATCAGATAGTTGTCGAATTTCAATGTTGAAAGAACCATAGGGGTCCGCAGTGTTCGTGGACGCTTTAATGGCTGTTATAGATACTTTCAAATTATCTTGTACCCAGCGGCCGCCATCGCGAGCATGAATTTTAAATAATTTAGGCATGTTCGATGGATTATAAGTGCCGGGGACTCCGCGATCTTGTCCAAAAAACCATCCTGTTCGAGCCTGTTGATTTTCAGAACCGAATTTATAATCTTGTTTATATTTGTCGCTTCCCGAAGCTTCTAGGGCAAGAATCATCCCGTATGTGGTACCAGCCGAAAAAGTACTAATCTCTCTCTTTAAGTTAGACTCGTAGCTTTCGCCAAGCCAGTAGCAATCTTCGCCTTGTGAAAGATTGGCGGTATTCACAAAATTAGTATTAGATAATTGAGGGTTAGTGTTAAAAACATTCCGGATATATTTATCCGAAGAATCATTAAAGTTAAAGCTACTTTTATATTTAAGAGCGTCGGATTTATCGTAGACGGAGAGCGTGAATTCGCCATGGGTGCCATTCGATGAAAAAAGAGCGCCTGCGGCCTCTTCTGTAGCGGTCCCTCCGCCATGAAGCATGGTACCAGATAGAGCTATAGCGCCCTCTTGGAGGTAAAAAACAGCCCCCAAGGTGCCTGTCGCGGTCGATCCGGAATTGTTGAATAGGAACATCCCATATGCGCCGCCATTATCGATCGACGCACTTGTCTGAATTTTTTGAAGCGTTGTCCATCCGGCCGTTTCGGCGCCCCCAGTTTGCAGAGCATCTGGGTTAGTTTCACCCAAAAGACGGAACATAGTAACCGGGCCAACATTCGCCTTCAAATAGGCTTGGGCAGCGTAAGCCGCATAAGTTGGACCTACAGTGTTTCCTTCTCGCCAAATATCATTGGCGCCGCCGCCGGGGACCGGATCGCCAAAAACCTGGACAAATTCGGAAAAGGAATCCACTTTAACTGGTGTCATGCCGGGACCAAAGCGGGTTCGACCAATAATAATTGGGCCCATGGGCTCCGCAACGGCGGGTAATTGAGAATTATCCACCTCTGCAAGAAAAACTCCTGGGGAGACAAATTTAAACTTTTTAACTGACATCTATTAGCTTCTCCTCACTATAACTAAACCAATCGCTCTTAGCTTTCATGGTATAATTAGTTCAAAACAATCTCAAAGTCTATAATAATTATAGCTCATTTTTTCTTGGGTGGCACTAAGAACGTTCCTATATCGCCTACGATTACTCTCTCGCGAGGGATCTGAACCTCCACCGCATTTTGACGAATAGTTATTTTAGGTCTTTCTTCATTTTTAGAGGCACCCAAAAGGTAGGCTAAAATTTTAATATTTATGGTTGTTTTATAAGTTCTTTCAGCTTCATCCATGTTGGATACATTATTTTCCAGACCAAATTCCCCCTGGATAAACCCCTCAAACCGATGGCCATCGCGCATTATAAAAAAGTTATTAATTTGGCCGGTATTTACTATAAAGGGAGTGAAAATTTCATTTAATTGTTGTTGATATTCGGTACGGATTACAACATCATAAGTGGCGACGACATAGGTAGGAACTGGAGATGTTATAGTTTCATAAACAGTTTTCCTATTCTTGCGCGGGTAATTGGTCTGCCCTCGACTATAATTATTAGCATCTTTGTTGGCAAAATTAGAAGTTTTATTTTGATCGATTCTCCGGGCCATCAAAATCGCTCCGCCGCGTGGATCGTCTTCGGGAGGGATATGAGCCCAAGCTACCCCCTTCATATTAGGGTCTTTTATGAGAGATGTCCTATTGATAGTAAGCAACGGCAACTTCAGGCGCCCATTCGCATCGCGCAGATCCTTGTTGTCCTTAATTTGGAAGGCTCTTTCGGCTGCAACCCATATTATTGGAACTTTGTTCCAGCCTTTGTTGGTTGTAACAGAAATGTCTAACTTTTCGTTTATCCAATCGTAAAAAGCATAATCAATGGTTTCAATAGTGGACGGCATCAAAGTTATTTCTTTGATTTGGGGGGCCTCATCGGGTTTGGCATCCCAATCATTTTGTTTTTTAAAATAAGGACGATAACCCTTGTCTTTTTCTTCCTCACTGGCCATCGAAGAGACCCTCCCGCGCCAACAAACATAGTGCTGAAATTTCTAAAGTGTGCTCTATCTGACCGAACAAAAGCCGGGGGATGACCGTTTTAACTATCTCGTATAAAGATTCCCCATATTGAATAAAATCTCCTTCCCGTACAAATAAATCTTGGTCCTCAGTTAGACGACGATGATGAAAATGTAATGTTAAGCTCCACTCTTTATCTAGACCAATATTGTCCGTATAAACCGTTTGTGCTTCAGGCCATTCTACTAATACATATACACGCACGGGGGAAAGGAAATTTTTCTCTATGGCTTCGCCATATAGGGGGTGGTAATTGCTTTTATCTCGGGAAATTGGGTAATAGGCAATCTGTTGTCCAATGATTCTTTCCATCAATTCATCATTGACTTGTTTTACCAGATTTCGTTCCTTCTCACCCAAGAACAGTGGCGGGGGAGGAGCATCTGGCTGTTCCCATTTAGTAGTCTCGTTTGTAACTCCCTCGTCGCCCGTGAAGGGTTGAGGTCCATTGTCTTTGGGCATTTTTTAGTTATCCTTGGAAAATCACCATTGGGATTTCCTGTAATATAGTTTGAACCGCCTCAGTCAGTTCTGCATCTTGTTTCATCAATTCAGTATAAGTTAATCCATCTAGAATTTCTTTCAATTCTGTTCTCAATGCTTCCTGCTCTGTCGCCGCTTGGCCCAAAAGTTCCGAAGCATTCAAAGTGGTATCGTTCCCGGGGATGGGAATAGTGGCAAATTTTCCACGAATTTGTCCCAATGTCTCCTTTGACAATGCGAGGCTAAAACGGCGAATCCATTGTTTACCAATAGAATTAATATTTTTATAAGGAATATTATCAAACGGAATTGTATTCATATTATTAATCCCGTCAATCCCCATATCATAAGCATCATTATTTTCCCACGCGTCTGGCTCAACATTAAAATCAACCCACATTTTATTATAAGTGTCAATAATCTGGGGAGTGGGAAAGATTCTTAAGTTTGTATCCTTCAATTCATATGAATAATGAGACAAGCGAGTCCACAAATGATCCTCATAGGCCATAGCCTGCATTTTATTTTGCCATACCGGAATTAATTCGAATGAAGAATCATCGGTATATTGTCCATAATAAAGCAAGTTGCCTACCACATTTAGTCCTCCATAATAGCCGAAAAATCTCCACATAGCTTGGGGGGTCTTAAAATAAACTTTCCGAATAATACATCTTTTATCCCCCACAGTACCGCTAAATTCGCTGCTGGTTGAGATTATTTGTTGTAAATCATAATCTTGCTGCTCTTGAATCAACCTAAAAGAAGCCGAATGAATAGGAATAGTTCCACCAATCCCAGCTTCGTGTGAATACCCATCGCCAACTCGACGTGGATATTGAAAAGTAAATCTAGGATATTTTAAATTGACGTGCGAGCCACTCAAACTATCCGATCGCTGTCCATCTTGATCGAACGTTCCGGTAGTTTGCCCCAACACATCAGAAAGAACATTTTTAGACTGATGGATGTTGAGTATATAGTTGTATTCTAACAACGCCTCCTCGTAGTTTGCGTATACATTGCCCTCTTTTAATTCGATATCTAAAACATCACCACCGAGCTTTTTATAAGTATAAGCTACCTGATCTGATGCTCCGGATAGAAAGTTTTTGTCAAACAGATCGTTAGAGGGATCTGCATACATCCCAAATGGAAGCGCCGCGAAAACATTGGTCACAGTTCCAGTCGCGGGCAAAATAGATTTGCTCATTTGACTCTTGGGCGTTAAAACAGGTAAAGCCATACATATTATCCTCCGATATTAAATAGTTTTTATATAAACAAAACCCCCCTCTGTTTCCAGAGGAGGGCATAAATTTTATAAAAGGTGTGCTTTTATAAGCTAAGATTAGCCGAGCAAGTCTTCGACAATGACAAGACCATACATATCAGGTCGTACCATTTTCTTGGCATATCGGGTCATGACGCCTTTGCGCGGCACGAAGTCCTCAACACCGAAGATTGTTGGAGTCATCTTGAGCGGTACATACGGTGCGTATACATATCCACTTTCGAGGAAAGAGGATCCCTTACGGCCGACAAGAACAACGTTCCTGGGGAAATAAGGATCGACATACACGTCCCACTTCTTGCTCAGATTTCCAACCTTAACAGCACCCACGGTGCCTCGATCGTCATCATGAGTAACAGTACCACGGAATCCAGCCGTGAACTCAAGGATATTCGCTACTTCAGGGGAAACAACAACAAAGTTAGCTCCGCCTCGCAACGTTTTACGATGAATTTGGGCCGAGACATCATTGATAGTTTCGCAAAGGGTTTCATACCACTCGCTTACATTACCCGTGAAATCTGGGAATCCCGCACCAGTACCAATTGTGGTGCCCGTATCGCGGTTAACGAATTTACCAGGTCGACGTGACCAGTAATACGTGGCTGCTTTGGCACCCATCACCAAGTCCTCAAGGATTTCTTGGTCAATTTCCAAAGCGATGTGCTCCGAAAGAATGGATGTTAGCTCAACCTCGGCATCGAGATTGTGATACGCATTCAAGTCCTGCGCCAATTCTGGCGTCCATTTGGCCTTGAGCTTTTTGGTATCAGCCGTGACTGCGACGGAATCGACCTTGATGTCGATTTCCGGGATATCTGGATTATTTTCCAGTCCCCAAGCAATATTACCCACAACCGAACCAAGCGATCCGCCCGGATCAAAGTTGTCGTAAATAGCCCAGTTCGCGTGATCCCACAACGCAAGGTCCGTAGCCAATTCGTCGGTACTTTCGCTACCAGTAGCAGCGTTAATAATGTACAGGAGCGTAGGTGTGCCACCCGCAGCGACTGTCAATGGACAATCTCGCGTGAGACGACGAACTTGTGATCCCGAAGAGACATTCGTATATGTAATGGTAATATAATCCTTTACATTAAGCTGGCCGCCGACGCCGGCAGTGTCGCTCGTAAAATCGCTCAAGAGCACGGTGCCCACTGCGACATTAGTTCCGCTCAAATCCGCATCGTAGCGGACAAGGCTATCTCCATGAGATGCCCAGGTCGACCCGTCAAAGACAGTAGTCGCCCCAGACCAGCTGGATGGATCACCGACAGTGCCGGAAGCCCGAACAACTGGAACAGTCAAACTAGTCGATGAACCAGTTGGCGATGAATAGCCGTTGTTCAAAGCATAAAAGCTATCTTCGGCTTCATCACCGGAAAGGCTAACGCCACCTGTGAGTCCCGAAGCGACAACGCCTCCACCATATACTGATTCACCAATTTCACTACCCAAACGGGTTCGATCCAAGGTAAAGTCGAGGAAGAAGATCAGACCAGAGGGTAAACTCATAGGCTGAACGCTAACGAGGTCGTTAGCAATTAGACCACCGAAT